ATTAGTTTATTAATTGCGGCAAATGAGTTGGCCTTATACTGCCTACCTCTTTTTTCTACTATGACATTTCCTGTCATGTCATTTACTATTGTGTAACCATTGCGGGTTAGTTTTTCTATTATATCTGTCCGTGTCATATTAAAAAGGCAAGTCATCTGTTAAGTCTACTGCAACTTGAGGTCTTTTGTTATTTTCAATTGCGTACAAGTCGTCTATATGTTTTTGAACTTTCTTATCTGCGTATTTTCGCTTCCAAAAAAGTATATCACGTTCTTTAGATACATTATATGTTTCCCCCTCGAATCTTACTATATCAAATGAAGGTTCGGGATTTACACGAATATCAATTTTTACATAATGTCCACTTTTTAACTCTTTCTGAACGCAAAAATCAAAATCGTTGCTATCGCTTCTTTCATCGTAGCTTTCATCTACTTTTTCAAGTTGGTCAATAGTTATATCTAAGTCTGATTTGCTTAAATCTCTGTGTAAATTTACGCCCCTAAGCATAAGTCCAATACTGCCCCCAACATGAGATGTAGGATATTTTGTTTGGAAGTCTTTTAATACTCCAAGTTGCATTAAATTTTTCATTTTATTTTTCGATTATATCTGATTTGGTCATTTGTTACAAGTATATTTTAAAATTATATCAATGTATAAAAATCTATCGTTTTTGGTTGTAGTTGTTTTGCTCAATAGGTCAAGTTTTTCAACTCGTTCCAACCCTGTTTTTTTAATCAGATTTTCACGATACGGGATTAGATTACCGTGCATATAGTAGTTGCATTTTAAACAACTTGCATGAACATTATCTTCATTAAATCGGAGGTTCTTATGTTTGCCAGCACTATAATAATGACTTGCATGAGCCGTGTTCCAACTCCCACAACTGATACATGGGTCATCTTTGTCACGCTCACGAATGAACGCATTAAACTTTTTTTGAGCAAGTAACGCCAGCTTATTAGTCGGCATTTTTTCGTACTTTTTTATTGAATTAATTTCCAACATTGCCATACGAATTTAGTAAACTTTTTTCGCAACTCCATAAAATATTCCGCAATACAGGGTTATAATCCGAATCTTCAACACAGCGGAGTGCATGAATGATAGTTGAGTGGTCACGATTCTGAAATAGCCGCCCTATATCTTTTAAGGACATTGTAGGCCTGTATTTTCTGATTAGGTGCATTGCTACCATCCGAGCATAGCAAAGGTCACGCAATCGGGATTTACCGGTAAGGTCATTAATTGATACATTTGTGCCGCCCGAAACCACATTTATAATCGTTTCAGCTTCAAAATATATCTGCTCACGGCCTTTGATTTTCGGCACTATTGAATAGGAAACTACTACATCTATTTGTTCGTCACCCATTGCCTTTAAAATGGTTTCCCTTGCTTGCTGCATTGCAGCGTTAATCTTAATTAATTGGCTCATAAAAGTTTTCTAAAATGGTTCTTTCTTGTTTTCTTTTTTTTATATATTCCCGTTTCATTCTCGCTTGTTCGTCTTTCAGCAACACAAGCAATAAAGGGAGATTGTTTTCATTGGTTTTAAATTGAGGGAAGTTCAATCCTAAAACCTCCCTGTCAATTTCTGAATCGGTCATGATATACTTAATATATTAGCATTTGTAAACCACCTCCCGCTGCCTTGGTAATAGTTGGATTTTACTATAATATCAAAGGTTTGTTTGCCATCGGTCTGCAGGTCCAGGACCAACTCCGATTTAGTAGTAGAGGCAACTAAATTCTCAGTATAGTTCCCATTCTGGTACTCAATTACTACATCGTAATTAGTCCCCTCCGTGCCATCTTTTTTGGCAAATTTGCGTTCGGTTACTTCCTTCACCACCCCGCTAAGTGTTAGTATGTTTGTCATAAATTAGTTTAATTCAATTTCTAAATGTCCGTGTGCTTCTGTGTTGTAATTTACCGCTAAGTCTACCATTTTAAGTGCCTCGATAACTTTTGCAGTTAGCAAATCTTTGTCGGCTTGTGGTGCGGCAAAAGTGAATATATTTAAGTCTTTATAACTTGACGAAATTGGGAGGCATGGCAACTGATACGCTGGCAATTCATATATAAACCTGTACTTGTGTTTATCATATTCATCGTAAGCCGCTGCTTCGTTTCTTATATCTTCTAAATCTTTTTCATAAGGCATATAAACAATAGCCTCGATATTATCAACCCCAAGTATTATAGAGTTAGAAATTAGTTGCCAATATTCTTTAGGATATTCAGATTTGAAAACCTCAATACCTTGCTCCAGGGCTTCGATATATTGACAAAAGTTTAACGGTTCGAAACATTTTATATCTGCAACAACGGACCGGTTCAAGTCTTTCATATCCGGACTACCTACCCACCCGTTAATAGTCGGGTGAGGCAAAGTAGTACTCGAATCAATTATATAACCTAAACCTATTCCTTCGTGCTGATGGACAAACTGCTCTAAAAAGTTGCCCCAATTAGTAGAATTAGTTGATTTACCCAACCCAAGTGAGCGGCCTAACTTACGCTCGTAAATCATTTCCTTAATGTAGGTCTTTGCAGCGGTCGGGATTGTTTCGCCACGTTTCGCAGCTGCAGCGGTAATGTCACCCATTAACCTGGAAGCCTGTGAGCTTGTCACCCTCCCGATTCTGATTGAATTATTTAATATGTTTTCCATTATTTACTTTTTAAAATGTTATACAATTTTGAATAGCTGCTTACTTCTTTGGTGGATATTATCTCATTTGCCCGCTTCAATTCGGTTTCAGATAGTGCGGACTTCTTTAGTTCAAATAGTGCCGTTAAATCCGATAATGATGTAGGGGTAACGGGCCTAATTCGTAAACATTCCACGGTTTCCCCTTTTAGATTCGCAGTAGTTTGGAATAAAGTAATTGATTTGCCCGCCCACTCTTCGATGTAAGGTGTCTTATACAAGTTGGTAATGGTTTTGCAGTTCGTTACATTTAGAATCATAGGCTTGTGGCCATCTAAATAAGCAACGGTACACTCTTCTTTTTTACCTCCCGTACTTGTTACCATTTCCCGAACTACTTTCGTGATTGTGGCGGTTAAATCTTGCCCCTCGATTAGAGCATAAGCCCCAATATAATCGGGATTGGTTAATTGTTTCCAGTGTGTTTTCATAATTCAGAAATTAATGCTATTAAAAAAGTTGAGGCCATAAATAGGGCTATCAGTGTGTAGCCCTCGGTGGTGGTTAATTGTCGTTTCATATTAGTTTTTTGAGTAAGTTTAAGTAGTATTTTTCAAGTCTTTCGATTACGTGTCGGGTGGTTATGATTCGTCTTTCGTAATGAGTTCTAAGGTCTAAAAAGTCAAAGTGAATAATGTCTTTACTTTCTTTGTAGGATTCAATATGAACATAGCAGCGGTCTATCATTTCAAGAACCGCCACGGCTTTTAAATGCAGTTCTAATCTATTCATGGGAGTACTGATATTTATCTTCAAAGTCCTCCATAAATTTCTTATAATCTTGCGGGTATTCCATTTCCATTTGGTCCGCAATCATTGAATCAATTTCGGGTAAGTCTAATTGATTATGGAAATGCCATAAGTCACATAGTTCTAAAAAGTCGGGGCGGGTAGATAAATAAGCCTTAACCGCTTTTCGCTGGGCTGCTTCGTGATGTGGTTGAAAAATTGGGTTTGTCATAAATTGTTAGCGTTTAATTGTTCCACAAACTACGTTGATAAGTTCCGTATCACAAAATAAATTTTGTGTTTTTAGGTAATTTATAAAGGTTCTAAATAAGGACTAAACCCATTTCTCGCTGCTCACCTTCTTATGCCCCAATTTTTCAAGAATAGCACATTGGGTCTTGTAGCCCAAGGTTCCCCGTACTATCATGGTCTTGTACACCGATGCCGTTCCTGTTGACCCGAGTAGTCCTTTGTGCCACATCTTCTGCTGGACTATTTTCTTTAGTAGTTTTTCTGCTGTCATATTAAAATGGTGATTTATTATTTTTGCCCACCCTCAAATGATTTAATGATTAATCCACAATATTAAGCCTACCAATCCAAAACACAAAGAATATTTTTGCTTTTTAGTAGTTTAGAATCAGTCTAAATAAAAAAGCCGCTACCCCATGACAAGGTGAACGGCTCATATCGTAATAAATCAATACTACAATTTTTTTATAAAGTTTTTAGCATTTCAATCATTTTCGGGTGCGGGTAAATATCTGACTTGTCCGCTCGGTAACTATTATGAGAAAACAAACCGCTTGCCCCATTTATAGCCTCGCTGCTTAACTCAAACATGGAGGGGCTATACTTTATACTTATTCCATATCTTTCGTGCCACAATTCTAAAAGTCTTTTTACTGCTTCAA